CCCTCCACACCAAGTCCACCAACAGCATCCTCGAGCTCATCACTCGCCAGGCTGCTGCGAAGGACACGGGCATTCCGCTCGATCTCTGGCTGAACACGGCGGGCTTCTCGGCCCAGAACGCGTTCAATCAGTTGAGCGGCCAGCTCTCGCCGGACATCGCCAAGGCTCTCGACACGGGCGGGGCCACTGCCCTGATCCGCCAGGACCTCGAGCCGATGCTCTACGAGGTCTTCGTCCGGCAGTTCCCGGCCTACGACCGCTTCCCTAAGGAGCCGGCCAACGGCCTGATCCACGCCTGGAACCAGATCACGGCATACGGCGATGCCAAGTTCATGGCCGAGCTCGGCACAGTTGCCGATGACACCTCGACCTACGAGCGGAAGTCCACGAACATTGGCATCCTCGCCACCCGCCGGGGCATCAGCCTGAAGTCGCAGTTCGCGGTCATGGCTGGTGGCATGAACTACAACCCCGAGGCCATCGAGCTTCAGGGTGGCCTTCGTGCCATGTCCCACAAGATGCAGAAGCAGATCTTCGGCGGCAACGCTGCGGTCGCTTCCGGCACGGCGGACGACGAGTTCGGCCTGTACGACTCGAACGCCTTCACCGGCCTTCGCCAGCTTCTTCGCACCAACGCCGTCAGCTTCGACCCGGCGACGTTCGTGGCCGAGACCACCTCGACCTACGCGACCGGCGCGTTCCGCAACCAGGTGGACAAGGCCCTCCTGTACATCACCCAGGCCGGCGGCAACGCCAGCATCATCTGGGGCCATCCGCAGGAGAAGATCACGTTCGACGAGCAGCAGGACACCAACGTCCGGCTGGTCGGCCCGAACTACGTCAACATCGGCGTCGGTGTCACCGCCCAGACGGTCAACACCTACGCCGGCCAGATCCCCTTCGCTGCGGTGCCGGGCGACTCCATCGCCTCGTACCACATCGGGGAGACCCTGTACCGCGACCTGTACCTCCTCGACGAGGGCAGCATCACGCTGCCCTACCTCGGGAGCCCGGGCCCCACGGTCCTCGAGATCCCCATCGGCATCAGCGGCCAGCTCACCCACCTGTACATCGTCTTCATGATGAACGGGCTCGCGGTGAAGGTCCTTCCGTGGAGCAACAAGATCCGCGTGAAGGTCGCCTCGTAGGCCACAGCGTGAGGGGGCCGTCCTTCGGGGCGGCCCTCTCGCATGCCCGGAGGGTGCGATGTACCTGACTCCAGCGCGGTTCCGAGAGATGGGGTTCGGCATTGACACCTCCGAGCTCGACGACACGGAGATCCTGTCTCTGGTCAACCAGGCGACGGCGGTGGTGAACGCCTACTGCAATGTCCCCCGGATCCCGCAGATGCACGACTTCCGTGGCGGCGCGATCACGGGCGAGACCCACACCTGGCGCTACCCGGTCAACTCTCTCGACATCGGTCAGCGCCGCGAGTACCTCTTCCACTGGCCGATCCTGGCGATCTCCAACTTCCGCATCTACGTCACGAACACCCAGTACATCGAGATCGCCCCGACCGAGCTGATGATCAACAACACCGAGAAGTACTTCGAGATCGTGTCCCTGGCGATCACGAGCTTCGGCCTCTTCAACGCCCTGATCGTTCCCAACGTCTACCTGGCCTCGCCGCTCGCGAAGACCAGCTACACCTACGGCTGGGACTTCACGAGCACCGACGAGTACCTCTCCTGCACCGACGGCCAGACCTGGCGGGCCCAGAACCAGTTCTGGTTCACGGACGAGGCCCGGGCCCCGGTGATCAAGAAGAACGGCGTGGCCCAGAGCACCGGGTTCACGGTCGATGCAACTGAGGGCACGGTCGTCTTCGCGCAGAACCTCCTCGCGTCCGACACGGTGTCCGCGACCTACCACTACAAGCTTCACCCGGACATCCAGTACGGGACCGGCCACATCGTGGCCTACCTCCACGGCCAGGCAGAGCTCCAGTCTCGCGGCATGGCCCACCTGACGAGGCTTCGCGTGGCCGAGGTGGACATGGAGAAGGACCTTCGGCGGTCAGCTCCGAAGGGCCTCGTCGAGAACCTCAACATGCTCGTCCCGGAAGCGGCCCTGCTTCTGGGGGCGTTCGCCGCCGACAACCTGACGGTGCGCTGACATGCCCCGCCAAGATCGCTTCCTGACCGAGAACCAGATGAAGCGGATGCAGGACCTGGCCCTGCTCGGGATGATCACCCCGGTCACCATCGAGCGCCGGGTGGAAGGTGCGATCCCCGCAGGCGGCGATTACGGCGACGACTTCCTGGCCTACAACCAGACGACGGAAACACGGCGCCTGGAAGTCAAGGGCTGGTTCTACTCCACCCCGACCCCGGTCCAACAGGTGGACACGGGGCAGATCGTCACGGTCAACACCTACCGCCTCTTCCTCCCCGTCGGGACGGACGTCAAGGCCGGCGACCACGTTCATGTGGCGACGGATCCCATTGACGACTACACGGTCAGCGACACCACGGCCGAGGGTTCCTGGCTGCCGCTCCTGACATGCAGTCTGAGGAAGAAGGAATGAACCTCGAGGGTCTCGGTCAGGCGATCCTCGAGGCGGCAGCCCAGGCCCTCGGAAGCGGGGCACAGCTCGTCGAGGCCAGGGCGAAGCGACATGCACCCGTGCGGAGCATCTTCGCCGGCACCCCGACTTCGGGGGGCGTGGACGACATCGGCTTCCTGACCATCGGTGAGGCCATGTCGGAACGGTCGTCCATGATCCGGGCTGGCCTGCCACCGCGCTCCACGGCCAGCGTCACCACCCGGGAGGCCCCGGTCTGGTGGTCCGAACGCCGGATGTCGAATGCCCAGGCCCTGCTCGATGCGGGCTCGTACATGAGTCGTAAGCAGGAGAAGCAGGCCGACTACATCGAACCGACTCCCTACATGCTCTCGAGCAGGGGTGCGTCGGAGGTCCGCAGCAAGCGGGCCCTCTTCGGAACCTGGGGCCACCAGCACATCGGCGGGCGGCTCCGGGATTCCATTCGCGCTCAGAAGGCGGTCATCTCGGGAAGCGGCGCGGAGGCATGGGTCATCGCGGGTGGCGAACAAGCGCCATACGCGAGATACCAGGAGTACGGCACGGTCAAGATGCGTGCCCACCCCTTCATGCGTCCGGCCGCAGAAGAGAGCCGGGAAGATGTAGCAGCCCTCATCGCGGCTGCCGTGAAGCGAGCCTCCCGCACAGGGGCCGGCCGAGCGCAGATCAACATCGTGGTGCGGCTGTGAAGGAGGAGGACTGATGCCGGGGTTCACGCTCGACGCTCTCGTCAGGCGCCCCACATCAACCAGCGCCTCCGTCAAGCGAGCGGTCGTGCGGGCGCTTCGCGCCTCACCCTCCCTCGTGTCCGCCATAAGAGGCGGCATCCACGAGGGGATCGCTCCCCGCAAAGTCCGCTACCCGTTCATCACCTACAACCTCGTTGCCGCCCCCTACCAGTACGACTGGACGGGCGTCATGTTGCGGGTGCTGATTGACGTCTCGGTCTTCGCGGAGAACCCCGTCGATGCCAACAACATCGACGCGCTCATTGCTGGGGCCCTCAACGAGGCTGGGCTCAACATCGATGGGCAGAACAGCCTGCTTTGCCGCCGGGTCGCGGATCTGCCGACGGGGCCAGATATCGACTCCGAGGGGAAGCGCATCTACCAGGTTGGAGGCTCGTACTCCATCTGGACCGATCAGTCGCTGTAGGAGATACCAATGGCGATTGACGGGAAGCTTCATGGCAAGAACGGTGCTTTCTACATCAACGGATCGAAGGTCTCGAACAAGACCGAGTGGACCCTGAACATGGCCCGTGATTACGCGGACGTCTCCACCTTCCGCGATGCGAACAAGGTGTACGCCGCCGGCCTCATGGACATTTCGGGGACCTTTGCGGGCTTGCTCGATGTCAACGGGGATCTTGCTCTCCAGAGCAACAACGGGACCGCCTACACGGTGGCCCTGTATGCCGAGGACAGCACCACCCTCATCGCCACCGGTCCGGCGTTCGTGGACGCGTCCGTGACGGCCAGCATTTCGGATGCGGTCCGCATCTCCGGCAACTTCAAGGCTGCCGGGGCGTGGACGATCTCCTGAAGGAGTGAACAATGGCAACTGGAGCCGGCACCAAGCTGCACGGCAAGAACGGGGCCATCTACCTCGGTGGCCTCAAGGGCACCGGGGTCAAGGTCACGACCAAGACCGAGTGGACCCTCAACCTCTCCCGCGACTACGTCGATGCCACCGTCTTCGGTGACGTCAACAAGACGTACCTCGTGGGCCTGAAGGACATCCAGGGCACGTTCGCGGGCCTCCTGGACGTCTCCGGCGACTACCAGGTCAACGCGGCCGGGTCGGACGCCATGAGCATCTACCTGTACGCGGACGACCGGGGCTCCAGCGAGATCCTGATCGCCCACGGCCCGGGCCTCATGGATGCCTCGATCACGGCCTCCGTCACGGACGCGATCAAGACGACCGGCAACTTCCGCGCTGCCGGCGCATGGACCGTCTTCTCCAACGGTTCGCTCACCTAATCTCGTAGCATCCACGCTGGAGGCGACCGAAACATCGGCCCCTCCCGGCTGTCAGCCGCCTCCAGCGCAGGGAGTTCGCGATGGGATACTTGTTCAAGACGATCCGGTCAGGGGTGTATAAGCCCGCCGGCACTGTGGAAATCCCCTTCCTTGGAGCCAAGGTCGGGGAGATCGCTACCTGGACGCTTCAACGGCGTGGAGATCAAGGCCCGGAAGCGGGCCTCTACGATCTTCACGCCGTCTTTTCATTCGTCAGCGATGCTCTCTGGAACGATGACGAATACGGAAAGGTCATCTTCCTGAACCTGACTCCGCACAAGCAATACAGGGTCGAGAAAGATCCCGAGGCCCGAACGGTGCGGGAGGGACGGACCCTATTGATCGAAAAGGTGATGATCCATGACTCCTCGCGCAGCTAGCCCGATCACTCCCGACTTCCTCGAGGAAGAGGTCACCGTCCGTGGCGTGACCTACCGCCTCCGCGAGCTCTCCATCGGTGACTACGACGAGCTCGTGAAGAAGGCGACCACCAAGACCACGAGCCCCATGACCGGCCAGGAGGACGAGAGCATCGACAATGCCCTCCTCCTGAAGTTCATGGTTCTGCGTTGCTCGGTCGATCCGAAGCTGACGCCGGAGTCCCTCGCCGGCCTGCCGATGCGGGTGGTCCTGAAGCTGAACCAGACCGTCAACCGGATGCACTACGGCGATGAGCCGGAGACCGAGAAGAAGGCCGACGACACGGCCGATGAGGAGACCCCCAAGGGAAACGCCTGACCACTCGTGACCTGATCTTCCGCATCGCGAAGGCGTATGCGAAGTGGCCTCACGAGGTAGCGGCACTCCCTTTTCATCTCTACCTCGCCTTGCGCGAGGATTGGATCAAATCGAACACAGTCGCCGCAGAGGGCGACAAGCTCGCAAGCGTCGACGACGTCATCGAGTTCAACGCTGAGACTTTCAAGGGAGAGTCGGTGTAGAGCCAGGGAGATCCCATGGCTGCCGAAGGAGCGGAAGCAGCCAGTGTCATCGGCGTAAAGCTGACACTGGATGCGGGCCAGT